CCACCTGTCAAGCCACCCCAGTTAATAGTTTGTTCTTGTATTCTCGGCACGAACTCTAAGCCTTTATCGCCAGAGTGTAGAAAGTTTTGTGTCTCAGGTGTAAAAAATAAATTTTTTGGTCTAGTCAAATCTATAAGTAAATTTTCGCAAGATATTATTACACTGAAACTATCACCATCTGTGACACTCAGAGTGTCCATTCTACCTTTGAACAATATAACTTTTTCGACTTCTTCGGCTGTTTCTGGGTGAAAGAAAAACATATTAAGGGTAACTG